CATCTGAAACTCACCCGTGTCCTGTAGCTTGTCTGGTGTTACTGCATCGTCGATTAGTTTGCTGCCGGGAATCCCGCCATTCTCCAGCATCAGATTGCCATTACTATCGATGCCAAAATGTCCTCCGTTATACCCAAAATCAATGGTGTCGCCCGTCTTGATTAACGGCCCTGCTGTTGTGGATGGAGAATCCGTCTGATGCGTGGACGTAACGCTGATCTGTCCAGCCCCGCTGAATTGTGTCCAGACGTTACTCGCAGACATCACCCAGCTTGTATTGGGTCTGGTATCACCCTCCTCCACAAACACAAAAGCACCTTCTGTAAGTTCGACTTGAACTATGGAAACGTCATCGAATGAAGTGTGTGTACTTGCAGTATCTTGCGAAACTCCAAATTCAACATATACAACTAAACCTGTAGCTTGCCATGTAAAACTATGTGACCCTGCACCTGTAGAAACATTTGCCTTTATTTCGGCTCCTCCAACAGTAGTCCCTAAATGTGCAAACCCCGTACCCGTGCCAGATATGTTGGTGTAAGAAAACTTATACGTCTTTCCGATTTCGGTAGCATAAGCAATGGAGTCTGTTCTGGCTCGCTTGTCTGATCCGCTGGAGGCGTTGGTTAGCTTTAAAACCATTGCAACTGAATCTCTGGTTTGAGTACCTATTGAGTTGTGGTTCCACGCATCTAAATCTGCATCCGCATTAAAGTTGCCGTCATCGCCTAAAAGGTTTGGCCCTTCATCAGCATCGGTTGCCCTATCCCAATCATCATTGTGTTTTGCTATATAAATTCCATTCTGACTTGCGGTGCTTTGGTCTTTAACCAGAACCCGATCTCCTTCCAATATAGCTGTGCCAATATCTAGGTTAGATTGTGCGGTTAGGTTCTCTAGGGTAATGCTTCCTGTTGTAGTGTACTTAACAGACTCCTTGTGATCTAACCCTTGCACCGCACTATCGACATAGCGACGATTAGCAGCATCATCTCCTGTAAGCGGATCAGAAACCTTGAGTGTTCCGTTGGTTCCGTAGATTGGAATAGCATTGGCAGTCGCACTATCGGAAGTGGCACGCCCGTCCAGTAGGTCAGCGTTTAGATTGTCTACTTTGGTGGAGGAAGCTACCGTGAACGGCGAACGGCTCGTAGCAGAGAAGTTCAGGTAACCACCAAGGTCAAACGGAGTGGTAGCTGTACCAGATGTGCTAGTGGGGATGCTTACAAAAGTGTCACTCGCCGTTGAAAGGCGCAGATACTTCTTCTGGGCAGAGTCATCATAGTAAAGCTGCCCCGCCCCAACATTTGTTGGCTCCGCACTTAGCGGGTGAAGCCGTGGGTTGTGTAGCTCTGCGCTGCCTTGGAAGGCTAGATTCGTAAAAACTTTTTTAGTTGCCATTGTGTTATCTCATTAGGGCCAAGCCTGTGGCTACGCCCGATAAATTTATTGTCAGATCGTTAACGCTGTTGTGCTGGACATGAACCTCAACCTCTTCGTAATCATCTGACCCGCCGCCAGAAACTGACTGCATGATGGTTACGTCAGGGTAGTAGCCGAGGTTATGGGTTATCGCCCAAGGGTTTTCCGATGTAGATTGGCTGTGTGTGTACCGCGTCTGACTGTATTTATCGTCAACGTAATTTTTAGTCGCTGGCGAAGAGTCAGAGGTTGGCTCAGGAAAGGTCTTGTTTGTGAGGGTCTGGGTGTTGGTTGTGCCAACGGCATCGCCCTGTATGCTTAACGCAGCCTTGATCGCCAATGTTGACTCTGGCGAGGGGTTGTTTCTGTCTATGCCAGACTCAACCACCTCAAGGTAACTCCGGGTTACACCTGACTTAGGGTTAGCTGTGGGTACTATATTCTTTACGCCTTGCAGTGACATAAGCAAGGGGAACTATACCACCGGCCTGCGGTCTCTGACTATTCCTCTGGCGAGGGAACGCTGACATTCACGTTGTTCTGAACAGGAACCACAACGTGATCCGGGCCGAAGCTCTGGAACTTCCTGTGTTCACCGGACTGCTCAATCAGTTTCTGGCTGGCCATCTTATAGATTAGCTCCGCGTTTCTGCTGATCTGACCAGCTAGGCCAGCCCCTGCCGCTGCTGCCTTGAGCTTGACCTCGTCATCTTCTGAGTCCTGAGCCACGTTTAGTGCCACCTCCATCAGCCTGTCCAGCCTGTCGTCGGAAACCAGTACGCGCCCAAGGGCAACCTTTATGGCTCCGTGCTGCTCGGCAGCAATGCCAACATCCCTAAGAGCTTTGACCGTTTTGTCCCCAACTCTGGACAGGCCAAGCTCCTTGGCGGCGGCATCTACTTCCCTTGGCGTCAGCTTTGGCTGGTCGGTCTTGGCTTTGCCAACCGTTATACTGTCACAGTTTAAGGGTTCAGCTATTTCTGAGGTGGTCTCCCCAGCCGTATTCTCTGGCGATTGGCCCGATGTTATCTTCATTTTCTCTGAGCCAACAGTCTACCTGTAGTTTGGCTTTGACTGGCATCCAGCACAGGCATCCCATTGGATTATTGTTTACTGTCCCGCTCGTCAGACTCCCACAAGTCTTTAGGTCTTGATGGAATAAGGGGCATCGGTGGCACTTCCTTAAACGAGCCATATAAAGCCCCGCTCTCTCTTTCTTCAGCCTTCTTCCCCGGAACATCACCGACAACATATGTTGCCCCGACTTCAGGAGCCGTAGGGCGCACCCTCCCCTTGGGGACGTATGGCACAAGATAGTCACCGCCTGCACCAGTGCCGTGCCGAACAGCCGCAGCCGATATATGCGTTTGCGTAACATGGTTTAAAAAGTACTTTAATATACGTTTTGTGAACTTCCTGACTAGTCTGGTAAATCTGACAGCATACTTCTTGGCCCCAAGTGAGGCACGCTGATCCTTCTCATATGCCCTGACTATTTTAAACCACTGCTCATTCGGGGCGAACATGACACACCACCCATGATGCTTGTCCCCGTCTCTCATCTCTACTAGATCAGAGTTAAATAATTCTGAGTCCCACCCTGTGTTTATTAGGAAAGGTTCCCTTAACGCTGAAGGCGTTTTCTTTAAAGCCGCCGCCAAACGGGGGAATTTAGCATACATTATCTCCCTCCAGTTAGCCCTGTACGGGAGAGCATAAATCTCCCCGAATCCCATGTTTATGGGTTTCTGTTCGTCCAGAAGGTAGGCTGGTGCTTCCTGCACCATAGCGGCCCAGACGGTCTGAAATACGCTGGCCTTGCCCCCAACCCTTCGGGCCACGTATTTCACGAAGTCCGACGAGCGGCTTTTCTCACCCTCTTGTCCACCTTGGTTTGCCAGTTCACAAGGTGTTCCCTCAACCAGTCTGCCTCCCTCTCGGCTCTCTCCTGCCGCTGGTGCGCCACTTCCAGCACCCTTGGAAAGGTCATCCTTATTAACCTCTGGCCTGCTGGGAGCATCTCCGGTATCCCCGGACTCTTTGTCATCACCCACCATTCCTCTCCTTTCTGAATAACATGGACTTCCGTGTGCTGCACTATGTGCCACAGAGTATGCCTTTTGTGTTGTCAACAGTCAATGGCCTGTGCTAGGTTCATTTCACGACATATGACTAGCGCAAGGAACTGACGCGCTGGCAAGTGTGAGGGGTCTCCTGAGAAAGGGGCCATGCTGTAGAAAGCAGTTAATACCAGCCACTTGTAAAACTACTCAACCGATACCCCCTTATTAAGAAGGGAACCGCCAGTGGTCTTTCAGACCAGAGTACCTAGCTTACGGATTTACAGGCTGACCGGAATCCGCTAGTTCCAGCTATGCTAGGGTGTTGCCGATGCTACCGATATACGAACCGGAAGCACCAACCTACTCCTCCCTGCGGGGGGGAGTCTTGTGCCTCCACACCTCTACCGCCCCGGAAGCTGCTTTACCTCTTCTCTTAATCGGGAGATTCTATAAAATTGTCAGCTTACTACAGTTACTCTAGGTTAGCTTACCGCTTACTTAGGGTATGCTTGGGTGACACTCCCAGCACCTTTGGGAGATTGTAGAGTATCCTTCCATAAACGCCTTCTTAGAGCTACCAGCAGGATCAGCTACTGAAGAACTATCATCATAGTAATACAGCAGTAACTGCTTTTTATAAGATAAGCATGATGCCCGTCTAGCAGCCTGTTTAGCTATTACAGCAGAGGAGGCTACAAGCGCAGCCAAAATTGCAATTATTGCAACCACTGCCAGTAACTCTATAAGGCTGAAGCTTTCTCTTCCCAAGCTAAGTATTTTACACCACGCACAGAATAGTTGACAAAAACTGTTGTATGCATGGTGTAACACAATGTATATTTTTCTTGCTTCGTGAGTCAGTACTTGATAAAGTCTAGTGAAGGGCGCGGAACACTATATCAGTGCCTGTGCTGTGGGAGTGTTTTCTATTCCCCGCTAAACAAAGCAGTACCCTTATGTATAAGATGCATTCTGATTATGAGAAACCGAGGAACCCTAATGGAACACTTCGGGAAATCAGACAGAGATGTGCTGGAGGAAAACACATTAAGGACGCAAGCACAGGTAGCCGAGATCATGGGCATATCCCGGCAGAGAGTGCAGCAAATAGAGATTTATGCCCTGAGTAAAGTTAGGGCATACTTAGTAAAAAGTGCAGAAACAGAAATACCATTACGACACAAATCCATTATGAATAGTTGTGCTATAGCAGGAACGCTGGTGCGGGACGCAGTTGTCCGCAAGTCGGCAAAGACGGGTAGTGAGTTTATTACCGCTACCATCATCACTGAAAGACCTTCCCCCGCTGGGGATGGTAAAATGTTCTCCACCTACTGGGATATCCTCAGTTTTGGCGAGAGAGTAGTTAACCTCATTCAGAACCTCAAAGAGGGAACCCCAGTGTTTGCCACAGGGGAAGTTGAGTGTAGGACATATGAAGCTAAGGACGGCACGACCAAGGCTGGCCTGAAGCTTGTAGGGAATTTGGGGCTTCTTAATGGAGTCACAAAAGAAAACGCGGTTGAGGAACCCGTTTTTTAGTCTTGTTTGTTTGTTGTTAACATTGGTCATGTTGGTTACGTGACGTTTGAGGCAGACAGGGGGGCGCAAGCCCCCCTGTACTGTCTCAGTATAAGAAGAATTTAAGGAGAGGTGGCCCAAGTGGGTAGCGTGAAATGCGTTTCCTCTCCTTCCTCCGGTGAGTGCCGGGGAACCTCCCTTCTGGTGGGCTAGGAATTTACCGGAGGACGGTCTGGGCTGGGCTGCAAACTAGGCAACAGACTCAATTTGGTATCCCTGTCCATTAGTTGGGGGGTGTTATTTAAAGAAGAAAACCATGAACTTAAACATTATGAGTGAGAAAAAAACAGACACCAAGCTTTCTGCCGCCGTTCTACACCAAAGGCTCAGACAACAGGAGGGGAAAATAGAGTGCCTACTAAAGGCAATAAACAAACACAAAGACGAAACCCCCGACGATGACACAAGAGTTATTGACCAGAAACTGTGGTCAGCAGGAGAAATGATTAACTACTAAAACCATGAATAAAGCCATCCCTACTACTTCCTACACATCCGACCAAAGCACCAGCCACTTGGGCCGCAGTGGCGGTATAAAATACTCTCACGAAGAGGCGTTAGAGAAAATCTCCAATATCCTTGAGAAGGTAGATGTAATCACTCCTAACCTAATTGCAGAATTGGCCCACAAGTCCCTTTGCCTCAAGGAAGGGATGACCAAGGAAACCCTTAATGTAATGATGAAGTGTGCCATTCTCTTTGACAGCAAGCAACATGATTACGGCTCCCGTAACATAGCTGGCTGGCACACAAAAAATCAGAACATATTTGGCGTGCTTGTACGACTTAATGATAAGATACAGCGTCTAGCCAATCTGAACCAAAAGGCTACCAACGGGGAAGCCCCACAGGTTGAGGACGAAAAGCTGTCAGATACAGCACATGACATATGCAATTACGGGGCAATACTAGAACTACTCCTGACAGACCGCTGGACATAACCGACAGGGATTACCTAGAGGATGCCATCATCGGGATACAGGCTATCGTGGCCGAGCAATTTGCCACGATGGGCCTGCTTGAGGTTGAGATCAGTAATGAAAATGTGGAGAGCATTACCGAAATGTTGCCACCTTTCCACGCTTTCCTGCTGGGTAGGCTTACCACCCTCATGGACTTGCACAAGGAACTCTACGGAGACAATAGGCTCCTGCCTTGGATTAAGAAACCAGAGAGCAATTAATGCCTGCGCCAACAGAAATTAAAATTCTGGGGCTGAACTACAACATTAAGTTCGTCCCGCTAGACGATGTTGGCAATGACAAGCTGGGATGGTGTGACTGCACCTCCCTCCTAATCTACATAGCTAAAGATCAGCCCAAGTCTGCCCTAGCTAACACATTCCTCCATGAAGTGATCCACGCCATTAACTACGGGATGGGCATTTCATCCGGGGATGAGGAGAACCTTACCAACCGCCTAGCAAATGGCCTGTGTGCCGTTTGGAAGGAAAACCCAGAGGTCTTTAAATGGTGGGCCTCTACCGTAAAGGAACCCGTTAAACGTAAACCCAAGTCTAATGCCAAAAGAAAAGTCTCCAAGCGAGCTACTAGCACCCGGAAGCCTAGCCGCCGCCGCTAGAGGGTGTAACTGCCCCGTCCCAGATAACCGGAATGGCCGTGGCTGGCCCGGAGAAGACGGTAAAACTGTCTACTATCTGGCAGATAACTGCCCAATGCATAAGGTTGGTAAAAATGAGGACAGATGACCATGCAGTATTGTAGTGCAGCACAAACAATAACGTCTTTTGTGTGGAACACGCGGATTCCAGAAGAATCAGCCAAGGACAAGGCCCACAGGAAGCAGGCTGAAGCAGCACGTAAAGCCAAGGAAGCCAAGGAAGCCGAGTTGAGAAAAAGGCGTGACCTTCTCCCACCCTATGCCGGGGCAAAAGGAACCGTTTGGCGTGATAAGTGGCTTCCAATGAGTAAGGAAGAGAAGCTTTCCCTTTGTGGAGCGGAACCAAAAGCAGACATGAGGAAATACACCTACTGCCACAAGCTTCACCCCACGCCAATGCACCGCAACTGGTGTGGGCATAGTGAGATGAGGTGGAACGGATATGGCTGGGAAGAGGAGTAAACAAATGAATCTAGCAGTGGGACTGGTTAGTAACTAATCCAACACGGCACTGCTTTACCCCGGCCCGTGAGCGCGGTGTCCGGGGTTTTAAACGCTAACTGGCAATCAGTTTGCCAATTTGGGCAATCAGTTCTGCAATTTCCAGTTGGAACTCCACCGCTCCCTCATTCTGATGGCTTGGTCTACCGCTCTCTGTAGTGTTTCTCGCGCTTTGCCGTCTGGATTCTCTGTTTCCACCTCTTTAAGAGCCAATAGTAGGGTCGCCATCATTTGTTCCATAAGAACCAAACAGTATACACCACTGATAACAGGGCGACAAACAGGACTTAGGACATAAGGTTTCCTAATCTGGCTCAGAAAACTAGAAAACCCATATATATATAGTATGAGAGCCGGGGCTGGCGTCCCCGCTGGTGGGGTGGGTCGCTCAGAATCACCGAAAAGCCGTCATGAAGCACCAAAAGCCATGCCAAAATAACCGGAATTCATTTTACCCCTGTAAACATTGGGTCAAATGCATATTGCCAAATGTTGCCGGGACGTTTTCGGGACATTAAAAACCGACGCGGGGCAACAAATTGCCCAAAAGGAGGGATATAACACACACATTTGTCGGGAAAAACCGTCTCCAATACTGTGACAGTATTACTTTCCCTAATGTTTTCGGTGTTTTTGCGCTTTTCTCTAGATGTCCGGGTTGAGAAACCCCCTGCCAGTAAAAACAAGGACTGGGGGCGGACAGCAGAGCGGCCCTGCTATAACAAAGACTTGCCAATGTCCATAAGGAGTCAAGGCAGTCGTGGGACAGGCGACTGATAAACAAGAGACTGAGCCGGGAGTGCTAACACCTAACAATTGGGGACTGCGCGGTAACCTTAAACGGTAGCGAGAGTTTGAAACCATGAACCAAGTTTGTAGGCAGTGATCGCACGAAAAGCCAAGGGCGGGTAAAGTCTGAAGCATTTTCCGAATTAAACGGAATGACTCATGGGAAGATACACCGATGCTCCCCTCCTGCGGCTGTGAGATGTCCACGCCGGACAAAGCTGACTGAACAGCAGGCGCGGTAAATAGAAGGAACCATTTCACAAGAGCATTGTACGGGGATAATTGATGCCCCAATGTACAATGTCTCTTTCTGCTCTTAACTGAATTAATCAGTACCGCCAAGTGCGCGGTGCAACCTTATACTGTGACAGTATAAGAGCAGAGAGAGGCATTGCACTGCTGCAATGTCTCGGAGAGAAACCATTAAACAGAAAGGATTATTTAATTATTATGGCTAAGGCTAACAAAAAGACACTACTCGCCGCCGTTCTCACAAGCGCAACCACAGCACACACTAGTGTTGTGAAATCTGACAATGACACAGGCAAGATGCATGAAGTCATTTGGAGCGCGGTAACGGGTGTTCTCGGCAAGGCAAAAGCAACGTCTAAAAACTACCAAGATAATATTGGTGGATTTAAGGCCAAGCTTGACAAGCTCGTCGTTGAAATTGAGAAGCAGATCACCGAAGGGGGATACTCACCGAGTCACGCAAAGAATGAGCTTGGGAAAGCTCTGAAAAAGAACGGTCTGAATCGCCGTAAGGTTGCCGATAAGGCTCCGCCTGTGATCACTGGTGAAACCGAGACTGATGAAGATGCCGGTGAGACGGCAAAAGCACCGGGCGTTGTAACACCAGAGCAGAAGCTTGCCAACATGGCGGTGAGTCTGATGAACTCTGACTATCGTGCGGCGTCTGGTTTGGCCAACCGTGCATACAAGATGCTCAAGGAGATTGCTGACAAGATGGACGCAAAAGCTCAAGGCGCGGACTCAGTTGGGCCGACTGATGAAGAGTTGGCTGAGTTGGAAGAATTGCAGCAAGAGGCTGCCTAACAATCGGGGCGACTCCTTCGGGAGTCTTTCCCTACTATACTGTCACAGTATAAGACAGTGTAGTATGGAGAGATTATGAAAAATAAAACAGAGATGAATATCCTTCACAGGATACAGCTTATTAAAGCGGACATGGAAAAAGCGGCGTGCTACCAAGGTGAGGCAAACCGCGCCATGAAAAAAGCGCAGACCGGATTGTCTGCCCTTATTAATGGGACAACCATCACACGTAAAGGCATGACTCCCACAACCGATGAGGAACGGGAGAAGCTACGTGAAGCACAGGCAATTCACATTGCCGCCTGAGTTCCCCTTTGGGGACTCTCTCTGCTGTACTGCTCAAGGGTCGCCCCTTGTTAGCGGTAGCACCGCACAAAAAACCAAGTACCGGTACTGGTCAATGATGACTAGGCTTGGATGCAGTGCAGCAGAGAGGGATTAGGTTTAGATAACTTTCACCGCTTATACTGTCACAGTATAGCGGAAAGCAGGACATGGAATACAACTGGTAACAACAACACCGGACTTGCATACAAAGGCTGAAGTCCAGCCACGTAAGAAAGACCAACAATAGGGGGGCGTAGTGGCGAGAGGTATAGCCGACGCGCCCCCCATCTTTCTTCCCGATACTTTCACCGCTTATACTGTCACAGTATAACGCAATCAACTAACATGAAACTACTAAACGGATACGTGATATATGAGGACAGCGTCCGCGTTGTCATAGCCACTGGCTTTAA